CAGGAAACAAACTCTCCGGCATATCTGCCATCTCATCTAAACACGTACCGTCCTGGTAGATCCCCCGTAAACTATCAGGGTTTTCAGCACCCAGTAACTGGATCCTAGCGCCATTAGGCAAATCACACCGCAATTCAGTCTCGTGAAACCTTACCATCGGTATCGCTCCAGCAAACTGCTTTAAATAATCCCAGGCTACTGCTTTGGCCTGGCGGTATGTCGGTGCTATGTAACTAAACCTTGGGTTAGGCTTGTCACACAATATAGCAGCCCTCAACAAATGATTAATAGCCATAACCGTCTTACCAAACCTACGATGGCATACAACGACACCCCAGCGTTTCTTAGCTAGCGCCTGGTGCAATTTGTTTTGCAGAGGTCTTGGTGAATAAGGTATCTCGATGTGCATGTGTGAGAGTGTCTTGTCTAGGTGTTATACGTGTATAGAAGTGGCGCCCAGTTTTTCGGGGGGTGGGGGTCTGCCCCTGGCTAAAATTATGTAGGTGCGGCTGTGCTAACCGCTACCCTTTGCTGTAATTACAATAGGTTAGCTATGCTTGGTGCCAAGCTGGTGCCAAACAACAGGCATACCTAAAACAAAATCAAATCTTGGGGGTATGCTTGCCTCGTACGCGCGACCCCTGTCACAGTCTATGCACTACACACACAAATCAGCTAGCTTCAGCAGTGACATCACCACCACTCCAGGTCAATGTTATCTGTCCAGTCTGTTGCTTATCCTCTGCCTTGTCACGTAACCCTAGTGGCTGCATCTGACGTATGTGCTTATCCATATGATCTGCTTGTAATCGCCTACGCTGTACTTCAGCCATAGCCAGCTTTGGATCTGTAGGTAGCTGTGCTTCCACTAAGTCTAGTATTTGGTCACGCATAACCTCACACTGCAATGATCGAGCATTACGATATTGTGTGTATGCATCCTCATCTTCCTGGACATAACGCAGTATTGTACGCCACGAAGGTAAAGTTTCTGACGTATCGCATATACTTGTAAGGCTTTCACCTCCAGCTATACGATCACAGATTATCACCATCTGTTCTTTTGTTACATTACGTTTTGGCATTGTGTACCTAAGAAAAAAAAGACCTGACTAGACTGGTTTACAGTTTGAGACAGCATAAGCGCCAGTTGATTATGAATCTAGCCAGGTAAGTTAGTTGTTGTTGAGGTATGGAATACAGGCATTCCAGTTGTCGTGCTGACAGCTCTAGATCCGTTTCTTTGCGACAAGATATGGAGGAGCTGCCAGCGTTTGACATTGATCAAACAATATCTGTCCAATCATATCATATCACATACTATATTTCGTGCATCCATACAAGCAATAGTTTTTTTTAGCTAAAATATTCTGCAAGGATTTCATCCTCTGTGTATTTGAGCTTTGCCCAGAGCCTGACCAATGCATCCTGGTAGCGTCGTTTAATCTGTCTGCCATCACGTAGTCCATGCATTCTTGCCAGCTTCTGCCACTGTGCGCCTCTCTCCCTAAAGGCGGCACTATGGCTGACAGCCCATACCATTTTACGATCATCTGCATCCATGTGCTCGATACCAAGGATAAGAGCTCTGTCATATTGTGTTACTTGCTTGGGAGATGGTGCTGGATGTTTTGGCTTGAATTCAGAGTAACCATATGCACTCCACTGCTGTGCATACTCAGGCCATGATCCTAGCTTCTGCTTTCGTATTGCTGGGGGAAGTGCTCGCTCTGTTTCTGCTGCCTCAAAGAACAGATCTGACAGCTGCGCTACGTCAGGGTTATCCACAAGGTTTGCTCCGAAAAAAATATGATGTCTATATACACTTAGTGTACTCACTTAGTGATAACTCTTTATGTATTTATCGCTTATGCAAATGAGCTATATGGATGCTCATTTACAACGCTGTGTAAGCACTTAGTGTTAACACTTAGTGTATACTGTGTTGCGACTGCGTCGATTATAAGAACGCGATTCAAAACACGTCAATCCCCTATTTTTCCACATGTTCATCATAGTGCTTGTTAGTACCGTATAGTGCTAAACTTTTTTTACTTTGCTTCGCTCGATTGCGCTTAATCTGCTGTAATGTGGCGAGTGTGTGATCGAAATCATCGTCATTCATACGCATCATAAACGTAATAATTTTTGATACGTTTTGTGTGGTCTCACTCATTTGTTTTCCCCTTCGCTACGTCTTCTGCGTGTCTTATCACCCAGCTTAATTTTAATAACTCTGCGCCCATGTCTTCAGTCACAGCGCCACTAAACAACACCTTGTTAAACTTGTTTTCCACAGCCTCACTTGGCCTCACTGACCAGGTGGCATCACCATCCTTTACACTGACAGTAAACAGCATATGCCCTACTGTGACCTCGCGGTTCATTGCGGATCCTCGTTTATAATTTCATCCTCAAGCAAGCTGACCTTGCCTGACCCACCGCACACCTCGCATGGAACCATCTGCACATACTCACCGTTGTTTGTTTCATGCGGCCAATGCACGTAGTAAGTCATTTCCCTTTCTCCGTACCCTCGACAACGTGAACAGCGAACCAGTATCACATCGTCATCAGGCATCACTTCACCTTCAGTTTAACTAATGGCGTCAAGAACTCTGTTACGTCCTCGATGCTCTTACACAACGCCCAAGCAAAACCAGCCTCGATAATCTGATCACGCATACGCCTCTGGTTCTCGTTCATCACACCACGTTTAGCTTTGAGCTCGATAAAGATCGCTTCGTTGTTGCCGGACTTTGTTGCAGTAGAAGGACAAAACAATTCGAGGTCAGGCCAGCCATACTTCGTACCCATTTTCTTAAGCCTGTTAATGTAGTTGATATGTCTACGCCCTTCGTTTGGACTATGGTGGTAAACACACCCCTCAGGCAATGCCACATCGAGCCAGGAAGCCACCTGACGCTGTAAATCGTCCTCAGTCACGACGCAGATAGAAGTCATTTGGCATCACTGCGCTATTTGTCTTAATAACGATGCGCTCCATAAATTCTTGATTAGGGATCAGTCTTGATTTATCGTCAAAACTAAGACACCAGCGTCTTGCTACGGCTGCATGTGATGCACCCAGCTGCCTTGCCAGTTCTGAATAACTCCAGTTTTTTTGTTTTCGATAATCGTCAAGTGTCATAGCAATCCTTACTGCAAGAATTGTAAAAAGCTTGACTTAGATTTGCAACCCTCTTAATTGTACTATCAATTTGACGGAATGCGACAAGGTAAGATAATATGCAATCAACAATTTCCAATTTATTTAGAGAACCAGCCACAATGCCAAATAATCTCGATGCAGTCATCCGCGCTAGTAACATGACTAAGAAGCAAGTTGCGAAAGCAGCTGGCATGACGCCAGAAACCCTTTCTAGGCATATTCATGGCAAAGTACAAATGACGTTAGAGAATGCTGAGAGGTATGCAGAGATCCTTGGTGTGACTGTTCAAAAGATAATGTTTGTTAATCCACCAACGCCAATAATTGCAGAAGCAATTCTTAAAACAGACGATATCATAACTAGAAATTTTTTAAGTAAGTGGACGCAAGGTGTGCAAATCAAATCCTACTTAGGCGATGATATATGCGCTGTTAAATATACAGCAGAGCCTAGTTATAAAGGTTATTGGTACGAATATGTAGATGCTCTTTGTTTTTATTTAAAGCAACCAATACTACAACATTTTGTTGATAAAGGTTGTGTGCAAAACTCATCTTTAGTTATGCTAGAAGATGAAATAAAGCTACCTAATCAAGAGCCAACGCGACTACTTGCTGGCGTGGTATATCCTGAGCCAGGTGACCTTTATACAATAGACAGTCCTAAAATGGGTATAAACCTTCGAGGGCTGAAACTTGTATGGGGTACACCATATTTATCTGCATTGTTTAGACCAGATCTGCGTGGCGTCACTTATGTTGACATTGAATCGGAACATAATGAGTGCAAGGAATGCAGCTCTTCTTGACCGATAGTATCCAACTCTATATTCTTTTTCTTGCGCATTCTTGAATTAATTATTGACAGCTTCCTTACAAGCTGATTATTTAATCGTGCGACAAGAAATGGAGTGACTGATGTTTGACATCCCACAATGGGCTGTTCGACATGACTACTTTCATCATTCTAACCCTCGTTCGGGAGACAGGGCTAAGAAGCTATTTGAGAAAGTGCATGTTAGACCAGCCGTAAAAAAAGCGAAAGCAACGCTTTACGATCTTGAGGCACACGAAAGTGATCTAGCAGAAGCTAGGCTCACGATTGATATATTTGAAAACAATCGTGGGTCAGCTGCCATGTCTGCTGGTAGAGCTGTGCAAGATGGCTGTGATCTATGCCTCATACCAGAAAAACATACTGAACAGATACTAAGCCTACCTGAAGCTCAATTTATAGCTAAACAAAACCTAGCAGCACACATACCTAAAAACTACGACAAGAGCGTAGAAGCAGACGATAAAGAACGTCTAGAAAAATACCTGGAAGAAATAGATGACGTTGTAGAGAACGCAGTCATAGGGCTCAGAGAAGCCATGTCGCGTGACAATAGGTATATAGGTGAGATCGAGCTGCTAGAGGCGTTGCCAGGTAATGTACTACCACACAATACTAAGCCTGATTATGCGCGTAGAGGTGATCTAAAAACCAAGTGGTCTAGACCTACGACTAATAAGAAAGGTGAGCGTACCTGGGCAAAGGGATCCCTACCCTCATCACTTAGCGGCATGTTTGATATGAACAACGTTTACCAGGTTGCTGGGTTCTATGCGCTTAATGGCAAACAGCCACCGTTTCTAGTCTATGCAAACGCTACTGACTACCGTGTGTTTGATGAAACCAACACGCCAGAGCTGAAGCCTGATTACCTGGATGACGTAGTGCAAGACATAGCACTGCAGCACAAAATTACTGAGAACATACTACGTGCAGCTCAAACAAAAGAAGAGCTGCTTGGCTTGGTATCACCAGATTGGAATTCAATTTTTTGGCAAGAAAGCCCAGCGTATTTACGTGAGGCTAAGATTTTATGGGGAATGGAATGAATTTAACTAATGATGAAATTGTACGTGTAATAATTGGTTTGTATTACTATCAACAAGAGTTGGACTGCCAGGAACAGAGCGATACTTTGCAGATCTCTTCCCTTAGAGAGATTGTTGATCTTCGTGACAAATTAGAAGATTATTTACTTACCACACAACCTCCAGAATATGCCAAAGAAACAGGTGAATTTATAAAAACTCTTGCAGAAGTGATGGAAGAGAAAAAAATCAATAAGCGTATGGAGGCCATGCTGTGAAATTAAATATTGATGAAACAAATACAATTATTCAGGCGTTAGAAGAGTACAAAGGTTTGCAAGGTATGCCGTCTGATAAAATTGACGCTCTACTAGAACGTTTTAACACATCTTTAAAACTCAAAATGATCGATCTAAGAATTGAAGTAGAAATTGCTCAACACGAACGTATGCATAACGAGGACATTCTATGAGAACAAAGACAACTGTCGTTTATGAGTTTAATAGATCTGCGTTAGAAAACTTACAAGTTGGTGACGTTCTCCCAGTTAAACAACATGAACACAAGGTAATATCAGCTTATTTATCTGCATTTCGACAAATAAGTAAAGACGTTGTCATTGAATTGGATAGTGATGGTTGGAAAGTTAGGAGAATAAGTTGAGCAACAAAGAAGCAATAGCTGCATTTATCAAAGCACAATCAGAGATGGGCAAGGCTGTTAAAAGTGCAACAAACCCATTTCACAGAAGCAAATACGCAGACTTAGAAACAGTGTTAGATGTTGTTACTGAGCCATTTAACAACAATGGATTTGCTCTTATGCAAACTGGTGGTTCTGACGAAAATGGAAAATATATACTTACAAAATTAACGCATACATCTGGTGGTGAGTTTGAGTCAAAAATATATTTAGTAGATCAGTTTAAAGACAAAGATGATAATTTGTGGCCTTTAGACATGCAGCATTTAGGCAGTGCTATCACCTATGCTAAACGTTATGGACTGCAAGCTCTTACTGGACTTGCAACAGAGGATGACGATGGTAACAGCACAATGCGTAATGCCATTGTAAAAAAACCAGCTGCGCCTAAACCAAAACCACAGCAAAAGAAACCTGATCCAGAAGCAGCTCACGATGCAGCTGTACGCGAGGAGCAAAACACTGCGCCTAGTACACCGCAACAACTTAAAGAAATGATAGAGAATAAGATTAAATTAGCTTCAGCTACCTGGCAGTTAAAAGAAATGACAAAAAAACACGGCAAGGATTTTAACACCATAAAGCAACACGATGCGAAAATGAGTGCTGAACTAAACGCCTACTATAAAACTAGGTGGGAACAACTGAACACAGGGGAAAGATAATGCCACATTTTGGAATAAGTAACTACCAATTTAGAAACGCGATAGATACTGCAAAAACTTATAAGATTACAGCCTGGCTAGGTTTTAAACAGGAATGGCGTGAAGAAACTGGATATAGTAAACCAACGCCAGAAGAAATAAGCATCTGTCGTAAGTTGTTTGAGCAACTGGCACAGCATCCAGGGCTGCAACTTCAGGTAAGTATAGATGAACGTCTGCGAGGCGTTGACGATTATAAACAATATCCAAGAGTTGCTAGGATGAATTTGTTTGTCGGCAATGCGCCAAAACCAGAGTATCAAACACAGCAACAACAAATAGAAGAAACGCCTAGCTTTGACGATGACATACCTTTTGGCAACGACAAGTCAGATGATGGTGATTTTGTGGGATTTGAATAATGACAGAACAACAATTGATGACAATTAAGCAAGCAAGTCAGTTCTTGTTTAACAGTACCGATACAACGCACTACAGACGCACACAGCGGCTCATAGATAAGTATAACTTGGATAAGATAACTGAGGGATCCACAACGTACATACGTGGTCAGGATCTAGCTAACGCTCTTAATATTAAACCGCCCTCAACTAAAAAGTTAAAGGCGGCTATTATAGCGTTGTTAGAAGAAGAAGAAGAAACTAAGCTCCAGCAGCTGCGCTAAAGTTTATAACATTGTCGAGGTGTGCAAAGGTAACATTTGAATCTTGCACATCTTTTTTATCTTTTTCTGCACTTGGTAAAAAGTGACCGTATCTTTTCTGTGTAAAATCTACAGTACTGTGACCCATTTGCTCTGACACAATTCGCAAATCTTTTTTATGGGTTCGCAGCAAGTTACTTGCAAAGTAGTGACGCAAGTCATGCCAAGCGATTGGTGCAACGCCAGCTTTTGCACATGCAACTTGTAGATTTTCCCACATCTTCTGACCGCGAATAGAAGTGCCAGAGCTTGTAGGAAATACGAAAGCATTTGGATCATTAGGTCTACCCTGAGAGATGTACAATTCTTTAAGAGCGTTTGCTAACGCATCGGGCATAGGAACCTGGCGCACAGAGTGTCTAGTTTTCGGATCTTTCGGATCGTAATTAGTTCTATGTTTAAAAGATTGCACAACGTTAATTTTCTGTGTGTCAAAATTTACATTGCCCCAGGTAAGGCCGCGCTGTTCAGCCTGACGTAAACCAGTTGTAACAGCAAAGAATGCAATCAACTGCCAACGTGGCGCGAAAGCTTGCAGTATACGAGCAATAACATCATCAGCGATTAACGGTGCTTTGTTGCCAGCTTGAGATGGCCTAGTGCCTTCTTTCTCCGTGCCGCGAACAGGATCCGTTTCACGACAACCACACGTAATAGCAAAATCTATCATCTTTTGTATTTTGCAGAAATAATTTTTAACTGTGCGGTCTGATCTGTCTTGTCCAATTTGAGGCACAATAATATTTTCTACGTGACCTTTTGTAAGGTTAGCCACGCGCATCGATGCAACAGGCTGATTATCGACTAAGCATTCATTAAAACCTTTTGTGTAACGATCACAATCAGTGTAGTAGCTTTCAGAGCGCTTGCCAGTGTCTACTTTACGCTGTACTTTTTTAAGGTACTCTAAACGCAGCTCCTCGAACGTCCACTTCCACGCCTCGCTATTTGCTTGCGAATGCTCACGAATTAAAAAATCAATATGACGTTGCGCTTCTTCTCTAGTGTTAAAAAAATGACGCCCACCGCCTGTCATTTGTGTGCGTGTATCAACAAACCAAAATTTCTTACCTTGCTTGAGGCGAGTTTTACTTTTTTTAGGCTCTAGTTGTAACATAATCATCTCCATATCTTGTCGCTATATGTCAAAGATATGGGAATTATTGATGTAATTACAAGTAAAAAACCGCTACCCAAAGCAATTTTTTGGCACCAGCTTGGCACCAGCAGACCCTCTTACAAAGTTAACATATTGTTTTTATTCAGAAAACGATGGAGCGGGTAGCGGGAATCGAATCCGCATTTTCTGTTCCGTATTGTATAAATAGTACTTAATAATATGACTTTTTGGTACTATCAGACACTATGATATACGCTACGGCTGGCACCAGCTTGGCACCAGGGTGCCAAATTACGAATCAAAATCAGGCTCTGGTCTAGGCTTTGGTTTAGGCATACTCGACACTCGATGTGTTTGCTCACACCGCATCATAATTACACCGTACTGGTCTTGCATTACATCTCGAAAATCAGTCTGCGTAATAGCTACACAATCATCGTATGACTCAAACATAATGATATGTTGGTATGCGTTGTCTTGGATGCCGTAGGTCAGCCACAAGATCGTCCAGTACTTTATCATTTCTTTTTGTTAGCGTTTATGCGTGAGATACGTTTGCCTTTCCGCACCGCATCAGCTTTCGAGCTAGCGCCCCAATCACGCAACGCCATCAGCAATGGTGTAGGTTTACCATCGCGCTTTTCCGGCCCAGCCATCTTACCCATACGCTGTAAGAACGCAGCTCGTCTACCACTGTTGCCAGATTTTTCTGGTGGTGCGCTCATTTCTTTTTCGCAGTCTTTTCTGCGTCTCTAAAATTCTTGGCAGTTGGAGCTCCAGGGCTACCTGGCTTCCTCATCTTTTCTTTAGAACCCCTAGCGATTCTAGCCTTTTTCAACCTAATATTTTCGTAAAGGCCATGCTTCTTACCGTGTGGCATCAGGCGCTCCTTCCGTAGTTGCTCATTATGTTTTTCTTTTTAGTTGGCTTCTTTCTAAGCGCAGCGAAATCAGCACCAGTTATTTCATCCATTGGTGCAGCCGCTGATGCTATCTTCATTTGCTTTGGCGAAAGCTTTTTAGTCATTTTCATCCCTGGCATTACTTTCCCTTTCCGTAGTTAGACATAATGTTTTTTTTCTTAGGCTTACTGTGAGTAAGCACCTGACTGCTTTTTGAATGCTTGGCTCCAGTGTGCAGTGATCCGT